CCATCTACTTGCATAATAGCCGTGCCGTCAGAGTTGAGAGTTACCCCATCGCTCGACGCGCTATTGTGCCGAAGTGCGTTAACCTTAAGCGTACTCATTACGCACCACCTTTCGGATACTTATTCTTGATTGCTTGGATCTTGTCCGCCATCTCGGCAGGAAATACACCCGCATGAAACAGCGCATCCAGTTGGTCACCGATTGCTGGGTACTCAACAGCACGTTTGCGGGCATAGGCTTTGGCATCATAAGCCGCCTGAAGGCGTGCAATTTCGGTAGCAACGGCAGCCTCATCTACGGTAACCGGATTGCCTTGTGCATCAAACACACCAGCGGTATCGTCAATAGTAACTACACTAGGATAGAGATTCCTTATGGCTTCATGTTTCATGCCGCAATCTCCATAATAGTAATTGTTGACGCACTTCTTGCGTAACTGCTGGTATCAGTGTCCCCAGCCGAACGATTTACCACAATAGTTCCTACATCCAAAGCGGCTGTTTGTATTTTGTAAGTTGTTGAAGATGTAGTTGCTGGGCTATCTAAAAATGAACTATTAAACGGAGTGCAAACTCCACCACCAGTAGCCGATTGAGATGTATTAGTTGCTTGCGCCCTGCTTCCTACTGCATCGCCAACACATATAGCCGTAGAATTCCGAACAAATCTAAAAAAGAAACGCTGATTAACCGATGCGTTATCCATTTGAATATTTGCCATCACAAGGATTTTGCTTGTTGCTGATGTTGGTGTAATTGTTACTGAAAGACCAGTAACATCAACCCAAGATGTATTTGTTGTAGTAAACACATCCGTTTTAGTTGCGCTAACTACTTGTAATACATTCCCCGCACGATTAGTACGATCCAGCGTACCCGTAGCATCAGGCAGCGTCAGGGTTCTGTTGCTGTTGCTATTCGGGCTGGTTAGGATAAATTCGCCAGTGCCGCTGGCGTCACCTTGGATTTTTACAATACTCATGCTAGTTGCTCCTCAGTAGGCCGAGGCAGGGTCGGATGTTCCCACTTGGCGATGTAATCACCTTTGCCATCGCTGTCGTTTTGCAAAATAATATATGGCCCAAAATCATCGTTTGTTAACTCTGGGTAAAGCGTTTTAATTTTTTCGTAGAGTGTCATTATGCTGCCCTCGCTAAAAACCCACAGAAATATGTCGCTAATGCTGGGCCAAAATTTGAACTACCTTGACTAGTCGCACTAGTAGTGCTATTTTGATTTGCGTATATTTCAAGGTAGTCACTTGTACCATTGCAATACACCAAAGCAGTAATTCCGGGATGCCCAGCGTCATTAGCACCAGTGGTATTTACGTTACTCGGAACATATAAAGACCCGTTTTTATAAATTCCAAGTTCAAATTGACATGCCCCGCTAGTTCCAGTAAGTCGAAGCGCAGCGCTAATAGAATAATATCCGGCTACATTTGGTGTAAACCGACTAGTAGAAGTATCATAGCAACTAGCCGTATCAAAAACTTCTGTCCCAAAAGTTATCTTTGTGTTCGTACTACTTGAAAGAGTTACGGATGAACTTAACCTAGCGTAAAAAGCAGGGCCACTACCGGCAACACCAGAGGCTAGGTCTGCTTGAGTAATACTAGCATCTGGTAAACCGCCAGCGCTAAGACCAGTTATAGTTCCTGAACCGTTAATTGAAATAGGCATGTTATCTCCTTAGACCACAGTCCAGACAGCGCCACTTGGGACTGTAACTGTTACCCCAGACCCGATAGAGACGGGGCCAGCCGACATTGCGTTCTTGTTTGCCGTCAGCGTGTAGTTCGTCGTAACCGACTGGTCGTTCTCAAAAAATACTTTGTCTGTACCGCCACCAGTGGCTCCACCACCGGAGCCAAGAATTAACTCATTAAAAAGTGCTGCCGTTGGGCGCAACTCAAAACGATCATTGGTACTAAAGGCACGGGCAGTAGTGCTGTCTTGACCCCGTACAACTGTCATGGTGTCAGTAGACCGAGCAGTTACTTTTACAATTTCAAGATTGTTAGTCGTGTCGATCAGCGTAGCGAAGAAGTAGTCGCCAGTAGTTAGGGTTGGAAACCGCGCACCCTCACCAGCGTTAACAACAATCGTTGTGTCCGAACTGGTGATACCAGCGTTTAGTGTGCCGAAGGCATTATTGGCGACTTTAACTCCCATGTTTAACTCCAGATAGGCGTAGGTTCAGTAGGCCACACAGGGTCAGCCACTGGGTTCTTAATCAACTCACGCAGCGCAGCACGATAAGTTTCAAACGCAGCGACGTTAGCCAAACCTACATCAGGTAGCACTGCCCAGTCAGTTGCAGCAATACGCTTCTTGGCTTCGTCTTTGCAATTATCAAGTTTTCGCTGCGCTGCAAGTTTTACATCCTCAGCCGCAACTAATTCCATATCAATAGGCACTAACTTACCATCTTTGTCGTAAGCATCAACACCCGCGTTAATAGAAACAACTTGCGGATATAGTTTATAAATTGCGGTATCACTCATGCTGCCACCTCAATCAAAGTAATAGACGATACAGTTCTTCCATCTCGGGTAGATTCATTAATGTCAAAATTCGTCCGATTAACACTTTGTGTACCAGAACCGAAATTAGCCGTCTGTAATTTATAAGTTGTGGAGGATGTCGTTGCCGGGCTATCTAAACATATGGCTGTTACTGGTAGGAGGTGGTATTGGCTATTAGCACTACCACCAGCATAAGCATTAGAGTACAAACCGCAACGAGTCAAACCTCCGTCTCCTGCGTATATTTTTGTTGAGCCACGCAAAAGATGGACAATTCCTGCATAAGTGTCATATCCAATATGCAAATCTACCAGTACAAGAACCTTATTGGACGACGACCTAGGAGTAATTGACGCAGATAATCCAGTAATATCCACTAATGAGGTAGAAGTCGTAGTAAAAGTATCTGTTTTAGTAGTTTGAACAACTTGTAGAATAGACCCGGTAGGGAGGATGCTTTTATCGGCGTTAGCAAAAGCCAAGTTGCCAGCACCATCAGTTTTCAAAATTTGATGCGCTGTACCATCCGTAGAGGGGAGCGTAAAGTCAAGGCTACTTGCAATAGACGCTGCGGCTTTTAGTCCAACATAGTGTGTCCCGTTATCGGTATCTTCGTAAAGTCGTGCAATTGCACCACTAGCAGAAGTTCCGGGTATAGCCAGTGTACCGCTTGCTAAATCACCAGACGCATCAACCAGACCTTGTGCAGTAACACGCAACTCAATGCGATCACCCGTGCTAAATGCACGGGCAGTTGTAGACTCCTGCGCCCGAACAACTGTAAGAACATCCGTTGAACGCGCCGTACACTTGACAATCTCTAAGTTGTTAGAGGTGTCAATTAGAGTGGCATAAAAGTAGTCACCGCCAGACAGAGATGGGAAACGCGCACCCTGCCCGGTAGTCAGCGTAATGCTTGTAGCCGAACTGTTAATTCCAGAGGCTAGTGTCGCATACGCGCTATTTGCGAATTTAATTCCCATCTCGTACTCCGATTAGTTAACAGTCACTGTCCAAGTGATACCAAGCGTATCGGCTGCACCCTTGTTAATCACTGAGAACACAGTACGGCAAAGCATTGTGCCGCCAGACGAAGCATTAAAAATACCTGCCTCAGTGATTGCACCAGTACCAGTACCGGCAGGGAAGGTAGCCACATACGCTACGCTGTTGGAAGTAACAGTGGTTGAAGTCAATGACACACGACCGGCTTGAGTTTCAAGAGCAGTATCGCCAACTGCCGCAGCGGTTGTACCTGTACCAATAGCCATGTGTGACATGACATTAGACGAAGTACCTTCCATGCGGGAAGCAATAAAGTTTTTACCGGCGGTTACTACGAGGTTGGGGACAACAACTTCATGTTTGACATTGCCCTCCCGGTTGGTCACGGTGATCCGTAGTTCACCTTTCATCTTAACAATATCGTTAAACATCTTTCTCTCCTTATAGGATCGGGGTTTGGTTAAAGTAGTAACCACCAACAGTGCGATCACTCGCATCAGTATAGTGGAAGTTTACAACTAATCCAGCGCCGCTGGTATCAGCGTAAGTGATAAATTCACCGCCAACTAACGGGGCAGTGAGTAGTAGTCCGGGGCCATTGATAAGGCCAGTGTAATTCTCATGTGTATGACTATCGCTAGAACTCTGCATGTATTCAGAGTTAAACATTCCATTACCTAACACTTCTGTATAGTCAGGTACGTTTGTCGTGTAGCGATGAAACACAAAGCCGTTGCCATCCGCCATCGACACATAGTCAGGGTAGATTGGCGTGGTCTGCCCAAGGATCAGCGTAGTAGAGATTGATTCAGCCATTGTGACTGAATCAGTCAGTACCTTGGAAATTGCAAATAAATTTAGAACATCCGTTGCTGTCGCTGTATCGGTCAGCCCTTTGCCAACTGTAAATGTGTTGATGGCATCGGTTGGAGTAGATATAGAATCAGTCAGAACCTTAGCAGGGCTGAAGGCCATAGCCTCAGAAGCCGTAACCGAGTCAGTCAATACCTTACTCACTGAAGCCACAACAGCATCAGAACCAGTCACAGAATCTGCTAGGTCTGGTTTAGTAACACTCTTAGCAGCCGCATCCGTAGCAGACACCGAGTCACTACGGGTAGTATCTAGGCTGAACGCCTGTGCATCCGCCATCGAAACGGGATCTGGGTCAGCGTCAGCGTCGGTAACGTCATAGTCAAACGCATAGCCGGGAGTCTTAGCCACAAACTCAGTCATCGTGACTGAATCGGTTAGGACTTTATCGACCGAGATAGTATTGATTGCATCTGCAATCGTTGCCGAATCACTAGGGTTTTTACCTATATTGAATGGCCCAAATGCGTCGGAGGCTGTAACTGTCTCTGTCTTAACCAGTTCAGGTGAGCGGAAGGAAGTATCTGTTGCGGTAACAGTCTCGGCAATATTACCTTTTGTTACGTCAAGCGCTGCTGCTTCCGTAGCCGACACACTATCAGCAACAACTTTACCTGTGTTAAATTGATTGATCGTGTCCGCCGCGGCCGTCGCGTCAGTCAAACTCTTGCCAACATCTTTGGTGTTGATTGTTTCAGATGCGGTAACTGCGTCTGACGAGGCTTGCCCAATATCTTTGACATCTACATCGGATGCAGTAAGCGTTTCTGTTAAGTTTTTCCCTATGCCCTTTACATCCGCATCGGCTATGTTGATTGGGTCTGGGTCAACATCTGGGTCAGATGGGTCAAAGTCTACCGTACCACTAAATATCTTGACGCTGTTTTCGACAATAGCCACCGAGTCAACAGCAGTAGCCGTAATATCAAACGCTACGCTATTGACATCCGTTGCAGTAACTACATCGATAAGGACTTTGTTAATGTCAAAGACTCGGAAATCAGACATCGTTACAGTCTGTTCTTCCAAGTACTCCATTGGCACAACAAACGCCGAGACTGCAATAACTTGGTTAGGCTGGGCTGAAACTGTGGTCGAGTATGTACTTACGCCAGCAGATACCGTAGCCGCCGCTGGGGTGGCTAATAGTACCGACGATAGAGCGTAGGCGACCCGAATGTTTGCCATTAGAAGTTTGCCCTAACTGTAAAGCGCAAGGTATCAAACACTGTCTGCAACAGACCGTTGTAGTTAACTACGATCTCACCCTCATACATACCGGGGTCTACGTTCAGCACGTTGCCTTGGAAGTCAAACTGCACCTGACCGGTAGTACCGCCGCTTAACTTCGTACAACTTATTGTAGATAGAAGCGTGGTTGTACCAGCAGCACGGAACTTGACAGAAACAGTCGTTGTCCCCAACGACAGATCAATCGGCGTACCAGTAATGTCATCCGTCAAAGTGAGGACGATAACTGGCTTTTCATCGCCTTTTACTAATCGGATGACATCAACGGCCATAATTTCCTCACGCTAATGGGTTCATTTGTACAGACATCGACGCACGGGCTGCACCTAAATTTGCCCTTGCTCTACGCTCTGTGGTCTTGTAAAGGTATTGCCTAGAATGGTACGAAGCCAACTCACGGTCTGACCAGTTCTTATCTGGTAGTACCAATAAGTGTTGCAGCGCACCATGCATAATCACGTTCTCAAGATCGTCAAACACATTCTGATCCATGCCAGTAGATGTCCGCAAAGGCTTTAGAGCCACGATCATCTTCAGATCATAGTTCACCGTTGCGTCAGGTAGTGGGGCAAGAACAAAGTTATCTGGGTCTAACTGGCAAATAAAACGGGGAGTAGCCCGTTTTTCTGGGTCGTTGCTAGGCCAGTCGGGGTAGGCAGCATACAACTGCTCAAGAGTCACAGGATCCACTTTCTCGTTATTGACACTTGATGTCAGGAACGCATGGACTTCAGTCTGCAATGGATTTGTGTAGGGGTACTCGTACACACCCGGTGTCAATCGAATTAGCGGCTGTTCGTAGCGCCACGCTAGTGTGCGCTCGCATGCCTCAATTGCAGCATCACGAACATATTGCTGGATGATTGGCTGCGGGCAGCCCGGCACACTTGGGGCTATCCGATTAACAAGGGAGAGGAATGTACGCGTAGCCATTAAATCACCTGATCGTTAGCAAGTCCGCCTTCCTCAGTGTCAGTAATGACACGACCCTGAGCGCTAACGCCAAGGGCTTGAGTAAAGGACTGTTGGAACAACTGCGCCCGATTGGAGTTGACATGCTCATTATCCACGGACTCAGCGATAAAAACTGTCGCATCAATTACAACGGGGAAGTAAGCATCTGACAACAAAGCGACCGTTGTTGTACCGTCGTACACCGGAGGTGTCTGCGCGTATTCCCCAATAAGAACCTGTGCCGCTGGGGCTTTTGGGTAGATAAAGAACCGATTGGCGTTACGGGTGTGCCGCATCCAGTTAACTGTGGCAGCAGCCGCATCATTCATCCATGTAGGATAAGTTTGATCTAACGCCTCACGATTAGTTTCCGTAATCCCTGAGCCATCTTTAACTTGGAAAATCTCCATAATACGGATGGAATCAGAGGGGGCTGATTGAAGAACTTGCCCTGCCGTAGTAGGGATTTCCCCTATGTAAGCAAAGAGGTCGGGACGCAAGACAGCAATCCGCTTCAATGCCTGATTGGCAAAGCCCAACAACACCGCATTGCTATAACGCTGCGGCGAGTTGATGTCTTGGAGGATCCGTCGAACCTCAGTGATTACATCATTGAGTATCATTCGGGTAATCCCTTAGATGCATCTGCATTGAGTTCTTCATTCTCAACAACGGGGGCCTCAGGAATCTCGTCAGCCGGGGTTTCTAAAGCCAAACCAGACTTACGACCTTTTTGTTTCTTAGGAACAAACTTCTCAGGAAATGCTTCTTCCTCAGTGACTTCCTCACAAAGAGGGTTTTCAGCCAATAGTTCCGTATAGTCATAAATAAAGCCATCACGTTTATTGCGTAGGTATCGTGCCATTTAATTCTCCTATCTAAATCGAGCCGTCTTAGCCGCTATTTTAGCGGGCTGTTTTACAAACTGTTGACCTTTTGATTTGCCAGAACGCTTTGCTTTTGTTGTAGCAGCGTACTCTGCTGGGGTCAACGCCTTTATTGCTGCCTCTGGTAAGTATCGCTCACCAGTCTTGCTAGATGGCTTACCGCTTTTGGTACGCCATTTCTGATCTGTCCAGTCTTTTAGGGACTTCTGCGGGGCTTTCAATCTTTGTACCCCCCGCCAGCGGCTTTGTATTTCTTAGCCACTAACTGCGCTTTACGGGCTGACCATTGACCAGCAGCCGTACCCTGAACTGCCGCAGCCTTAACCTGCGACACAATCCGCTTACGCAACTCAGGCTTTGTATAGTTGCCCGCTGCGTTTACTTTGGATTTTGGTTTGGCCTTGGCTACCATTTCACTTTATCCGCCCAATAAGCCGCAGACATTTTGCCTTTGGCTATGTTCTTTGCATGGCGGGCTTTGAAACTTTTTTGCCGCGCCTTCTCACTTGGCGTGCTTGGGCTAGACCCAGCGCCGCTTACACCCTGCTGACCAAAGCGAATAATCTTCTCTTTGCCGCCAGCACAGGCCTTAACTACATGAGACTTAGTAGCATGCCCCGGTGTCTTTTTCGGGGAATTACATGCCATCTCAGATTTTTTGATGACTTTAGCCATATTAGTCCCGAACTAAAATGGTTACCGAAGTAGCCCCACCAATATCACAATAGATACCAGTGGAGAATATCATTCCACCTTCGGGGATACCAAAGGCTACAACCCCTTGTTTCGTAGTATCAAGTTCTAACTTGACAGGGCCTGTTGCAGTAAGACCATCGTAAAGTTTAATGTGGTCTAAATTTCCTCCGCTAGAGGTATATAAGAAACCCAGCATCCGAATTTGTCCGGTATAGAGTACAGCATCGTTATTTGTATGTATCGAAGTAACGTCACGGGCCATAATAAAACCTCCTTAAAAGGAGGGGGCCGAAGCCCCCATCCTTACCTGCGTTTAGTTAACGTCTGTAAAAGTTGCAAAGAGACGCACAACAGCAGCGGCTGGTACAGCAGTACCAATCGTGATGTCGATAGTATCAGCAGCAGAGTACAGTTTGCCACCACTCAAAGTGGGAGCAAAAGCACCAGCCGACAGGACTGGAACACCACCTGAGAAACCGGTAGAGTTAGCGGTAGTAGCAGCCAAATAACCAGTAGCGGCAGAACCGTCACCGATTGCAATGGTGCTAGTTACACCAGCAGCAGTCGTAACTTCCATACCTACGTTAGACACAATAGTGCCAGCAGGTACAGGAATTACTTCCAGAACGTCAGATGCAGCAAGAGCGGTTGCACTAGCAGCAGAACGCGCAGCAATGATCTTGGGAAAATCAAGAACCATTTCCACACGGACGGACTTGTTAAGGTCATTTGCCGGGTAAGCGGCTGTGCCTTTGTTAAAACCGAGAGAGTCGGTATATGTTGCCATGTTAATTCTCCTAAAAAAGTTACGAGAGGGGGCCGAAGCCCCCCGTCAATTACAGAGTAATGATACCTTGTGACAATGCCTCAGGCTTGACCACTTTGTATCCATACACTTGTAGACCACGGATGATGTTACCGAAGGTGGACTCAGAGCGAATGGTTTCCATGTTGGTCATTTGCGAAGCAAAAGTGAAGCCCATCTTGTGACCAGCGATGATGCTGAACTTGCCGCTGGAAACACTGAGGTTGTGGCTCATGTAAACCGTAAAACGGTCGATCATGCCAAGGCGACCATTACGAAGAATGGACACGCTGTCACCAGTCAAAGAAGCATCCTTAAGGTCAGACTTCTTAATCATACCGGCCATCTTGGCAGGGATAACTACGAAGCGGTTACCTTCTGGGCAGTTTGCCTCATCAAGAACAGTACCGATGTCAACAAGGTACTCCAACACGTTGGTCTTGGTAATAGCGATAGGCGAACCAGTCGTACCCAAGTCAATGTTGTTAGAGATGCGACCAGCGGTTGCACCTTTGTTGTCAGCAGAAATGTCCGGCAGAATGTCGGTCAAAACACGTTGGTCAATCTTGATCTTCATACGCTCAGAAGCGTCTTTTGACCAAGTATCCATCAGATTGATGTCCGACTGAACCTTATCCACATCGTCCTCAACGCAAGCGAAGTACTCGCCTTTGTCGATAACAAGTTGCAGTTTAGGTTTGTCAGGATTCTCAACCGACAAAGTTTGACCTTTTACATAGGTCTTGATGGTGATCTCAGGGGTAGTACGGATGTTAACCGTGTCGCCCATGTTACGAATTTCACCTTCGTAATCAGTGTTGGAAATAGCAGCCAACACAGTTGCGTCGTAGAAATTCTCGATTAATTTACCTGACCAAATCTCAGGAATGAAGTTACCCGAATAGTTCGGGCGGCCTGTGGAAACGGGAAATCCCATGATAAAACTCCTCTAATCAAGCGTTAACAGTTATGCGACCGTCTCGCTGTGCAGCGAAAATGTCGCGTTCAATGCGGTCACGCTCTGCTTCACGGCCACGATATTTACCAGACCTAACATCATTAAAGAAACCTTTAATGTCATCAGGGCTGTATGTCTTGGCATTGTTGTTCGCAGGTGTTCCGGTGTTCTTTGAACGACCCGGTGCAACCTGACGCTCCAACTCTGAAGCAGTCGCTGTCCGACGAGTGTTTTGAGCAACATTGGCTTTGCCAGTCAACTCATTCCAAGTTTGGAAGAAACTAGCAACCCGGCGTACATCAAGGATACGTTGAGCATCCTCAAGGTAAGTCTGACGGCTAATTCCAGTTAGCGGGTCAATCTCCAACAACCATGATTGAAATGCATGGTCATCGTTAATTTCGCGCCAATTGGGGGCCGCACTTGACAGGTCAGACCAGAACTGTTGCTCTGCTGTCATTGCTTGTCGGTGCGCCACTGCCTGTACCTGAGGTACGACACTGGTTTGCAACGAGCGAATGATTTGATCTAATTGAGCAATCTTCTGAGCAACCGGATAGAGTTCCTCGCGAGTCACACGACGCATAACGTCAATAGACTCACCATACTCTTGGACATCATTCTCAGTTACCAAAGGTTGAACTTGAGTTTGCTGTGCCGGTTGAGAGGATTGCTGCGAAAGAGACGCAAGCAATTGTTCCATCTGTTGTACGCGACCATTTAGTTCACGATTCTGCGAGTGCAGACGCGGAACTTCGGCGTTGTACATACCTTGTAAAGTACGCCATTTCTGAGCATAAGTCTCAGAATTGGGGTCATCTTCTTGGCCTGTACCACTGGGGGTTTGCTCATTCCCCTGCGGTTGAGCAGCGTTATTCGGTACAGCGCTCTCGTCGGCTGGTGCGGGTTGTGCGGTGTTCTCAGAAGGCGAAGTGTTGCCATCGGCAGGAGGGGTCGCCTCATTGCCATTGTTTTCATCGCCATTGAGTTGCTTGTACAACTCCTGTACGGCCTCGGTCTGTTTACGAATTTGCTCTGGTAGTGCCATGATAAAACGCTCCTATCGGTGTGCGTGGATTAGACGGCGAGTCATATCAGTTAGGACTTTGCCGCTAGTTCAGGGGCTTCTTTGGCAAACTTGTATAGTTCACCCAAAACCTGACACCGCCCTTGTAAGAGTGCCGGGTTGTTAATAGCGCTAGGCAGTTGCTCTAACTCGTGATAGCGCCATGTTCTAAGCCAGTCCAGAATTTCTGGATACTGGCGCATGGCAATGCCAAGAGCCTTTACGACTTTAGGATCGGGCTTAATCATGCAGCCCTCCCCCCAGCACCGGACACTAGATTACCTTCTTGTCCACCTTTGGGAGAACCGTCTGGTTGAGTCGGTTTAGGCGCAGGTTGTTGCTGCGACTGTGCCGCTCTCATTGCCAGAGCATTTTTCTCTTTAGATGGAATAAGTTCATCCAGTGGCATTTGCAAACCTTTAGCCACTTCGCGAAGAATCGCGGCGCGGCCATCCTTACCAAGGATCTCCATATCGATCTGATTGGCGGTTGCATTAAGAAATTCAATACGGCGGACGTTGACGGTTTCTTTGACCGCAAGGTTAACTGCACCTTTGGCGATAACCTCAACGTCGCCTTTAATAGACTCATCCTCGTCATAGCGCATGTTGTAAACGAACTGGCGTTGGACAATGGGTTTAATCACATCATTGTCGATGTGCATGACTACTTGTCGGATTCCCTTGCCAGCCGCTCCCATGAGCATTGACAAACCAGAGGATGTACGCCCAGCACCCTGAACATTCAAGTCTCCATACAGATATGCAGGAACACCTGAGTGGTCATCAGCCAAGCGTGAAAACTTCTCGTACACACCCATGAGGGTCTGTGCGTTATCTTCGGGCTGCGTAAAGCGTACGGCTGGTGCGCTCGATCCTACTGGATCGTTCATCACCTGCCAAATCTTCCAAGGATACATCTGTGTGATGTCCTCGTTGGGAGGAATACGCTCTAAGTTTACTTCGACTTGCGGGCCACTAGAGATGCCCATATTGTTGACAAGCGCTCGCGCAGCCGCGTTACATACGTTTTGAAGGTCTTCAATGATTTCAGGGATTCCTTTACCCCAGAAAGCACCCGGACACTTAATGAATGAAGTTTTTGCATAAGGCTTTTCTCCTAACGGATCATAGTTAAGTACAGCCTTGATAACATAATTGCCAACCATCCAGACGTTCGCATCGTATTCTTGGGCTGGATCAGGGACTTCATCCTCTGACATACCCCAGTCGAGCAACATCTGTCCGCTAACTTTGCCCCAGAACTCTAGTGCATCAAACACTTCTGTTGGGCGCATGTATGAGTAGAACTTCCGTTCTTCCTCATTCTTAATCAGTTCAACATCTTCACTGATCCATGATTGACCATTACCAATCTCAAGGACTTTACGAATAGCATCCTCGTCATACCCCGGCACACCGATCAGGTCAGACAAATCCATTCGGGTCAGTGGGTGATGTTCAAAGATGTAACCTTCGTTAATGTTTGTAATCCCCGGCTCAGGATAAATACGGAACGGATCGACGCGCTCGTACTCCGGCGCAATGCGCTCAGAGGACTTAACCACGGTACGACCGGATTCGTCTTGTTCCCAACCAAGGTATCTCTGACGACGGACAATCGGCCCTTTAACAAAGGCACATGGGAAAGTCACGAGGTCAGTGATGAAATCGTTAAACGCATTTGCCCAGCCACCTTGTGTAAACTGATCGCTAATTCGCAACTTCATACGGTCTACACGATTCTGGGCTTCTTGCAAAATCTTGAAGCGATAATCTTGGGAAATAATCTCTTTGAGTTCTCCCATGACTTCTTGCGATGGTGCTTCTCCACTACGCTGAATCATCTCCAACACTTTGTTGGCAAAGATGTCTTGAATCTCTTTAGTTGCCTTAGGGCTAAGATCAGGGATAGGAGTAGCGCTCAAATCCCAAGGGGGTGTCCCTGTGTCAAGTAGAATGTCTCTGAGCCAAGACTCCGCTGCGCGGCACTTGACTTCAGTAATCATCATAAAAATCTCTGAGCCGCCTTGTTTACGAATACCTGCCATCTTATCGGCTTCGTATTCGCCATTACGCTGACGCATAGCCATCAACATCTTATTCTCAATAGGCTTCTTGGCTTGCTGGGCTACATCCCAACAGGCACGCAGATACTCCGCCATACCAAGGATAAAGGGCTGGGCTTGACGATCCTCTAAGGCACGATCAGCCAACATCTTCTCCTGACGATCTAACTCGTCATTGGACACTACACGAAGAAGGGTTAGTCCACCGGCCATTTATTTTCCTTTTGGTACGGAGTAATATCTATCCCCGAACTTTTTAACTTCAGAACCACGGGATTGTTCGGCCTCAACTGCTTTACTCCATGTCGGATGTTGTTTTCCTTTAAGCATTTTATAAGTGCCTTCAGGGAGATTATGCTGCTTTACAGACTCAGAACTTGCAGGGGCAACAGACCCCCAATGTCCTTTATTCTCACCTGTACCATCTGGCCCCATGCCGTGCTTTTTTGCGGTGGTGTAGTCATAGTCGCCGCCCTCTGCGTCAAACTTAACCTCACCGCCATCTCTATATCCTTTGACGGCCATGTTGCCCATCTTGGGATTAGTCGAGGAAAACTTTAGGCACTTCACGATGCTTCCGTCTCTGGGCGTTTGTTGCCCTTCTTCTCATGCACTTCCATGATCTGTTTGATATTCATAGCGGGCATCTTAAACTCCATCTCGTAGAGTTCCATTGGTGCTGGTTTGCCAGCCAAGCCAGAAGTATCCATCTTGGGGTTGTCTGACAGAATCGTGAACTGTTTGCCTGACTTCATAGCGCTCCTCCGTTTGCCGCACTACTACATATTGTAGTGTGGTCCC